GTGGGGAACCTGCAGGTCGAACTCTGCTAACGTCCCATCGGGGAACTTGACCTGTGTACAACAGTGATACCAACTCCCTAAACGATTTCGCCCATCCGATCTTTGAATCCGCAACATTAATAACTGTATCGGTTGCATGAAACTCCTCCGCAACTTCCGGTAACTTCTGTATGTACTGACGCTCGACACTGAAGCCCACGCCTGTGCCACACAGAAGCACGTACATCAGTTCGTCAAAGGCCTTAGGGTGGTCTATGGGTAGGTAGCTACAGTTAAACCCTGCTACGTTGTCACGTTCCAGTGCGTCTCCCGCAGTCATCAGCGCCCTCATGCTGGGCATTACGTCTAGGTCATGGACTGCCTTGAATATCTCTGATACGTCAAAGTCGTTGAGGTGTCCACGGTCTACCCAGAAGTTGATGTACCTGTTTACTGTTTCTTCCCAAGTCTCCCGGCGTTGCTCCTCTGGCAAGTACCTAGCGTACCTAGACTTGTGTATGTACTGTTGATATGCGTCCATCTATTCTGTTACTCCTAGCGTTTCGTTAATGATTGCTTGTGCTGCTAACTGTAGTAGCATGTACACCCCATCAGGGTACTGTTCGTTGGACGCTACTTCAAACATCTGACCGTCCTCGTACATTACTACTACCACCTTAGGTTTCCTGCCTTCAGTCTCCTGTATCTGAGCCTTAGCTGCAAACGCAGTCAGAAACTCAGCCGTTGTTATCTCCTTTTCTTCTGTATTTGTCCCAAACTTACCTTCTATGATCTTCACAAGGCAACCTCCTTGATTAACCACTCTAGGTAGACACGAGCCTTCCGTAGATCTTCTATGCCGTTCTTGTATTCGTAACGCCACAGGTACTTCAGACAGTTTCCTTTTAGATATCCCTTGTACTCTTGTGGGTGCATAGACGCCTTGATTGCTTCAATGGCCTCAATAGCTCCCTTGTTGTAGTGATCTGGCTGTGCCACAGGGTCGTGCTTGTCCTGAGGGTGGTGCAACTTACCTATGAAGGTCTTAGACATCCTATCCCACTCCTCTGTAGTAATATCGTCTATGGATCTACTTTCCTGACAGTTCTTACGCAGCTTCTCACAGTCTTTTTCTAGCTTTGCACAGTCGTCTTCAGTCATGTTCCACTCATTCTGCATATTCTTCCTCTAGCTCCTCTTGAAATTCGTCGAGTCTGCGTATGAGTTTATCCTCAAATCTGTCCAGTATTTCTTCTGATGAAATTTGTAGAGACTCCAGAAAATCGTCAGGGTCGTACAACCGCAACAGCCGCTCCTTAATTTCTTCTAGTGTCAGAGACATAATCAACCAACTCCTTAAGTGTATCTATATTATACCATAGAATATTGTGTTTGTCACACCATTCAGCCATAGTAAGTTTGGTACTTTTACTCACTTTCTGATTAGGCTTCATCAGTACAAAGATGAGTTCTTGTGCCTCCGGGAGACACTTAGAGATCGCTCTATACTTCTGCGTGTCTCCTGCACGAAAGTATCCTTTGCACTCAATGAGGTACGTCCGTCCTCTGTACTCGTACACAAAGTCGGGTGTGTACTTTCGTTCAATCCTGTACGGGACTTGGAACGGTTCGTAACTAAAACCAAATGGTTGTAACTGCTTTGCAACATCTTCTTCAAACCCCGACCTAAAGTTGCTGCGCTTGGATTTCCGTGACCTTCGGCTCATTGAACACCTCTGTTAAATATCTTGGACCACTTGAGTACAGGAATGTTCTTACTTCGGGCCAGCATGTAAACTTGTAGGGACAGTAAGAACAACCAACGGCGAGCTTTTGATTCCCACTTTTGCCGTCTGGTACGGTCTTGTGACAAACCTCCGGCCACTCTGGTTGCTCTACGAGCTTTTTTATGTGGTCTATGCGCTCCTCTATGTCGTAGCTTATCTTGTCGTACACCGGAGCCTGCGTATCTGCAGAGTCGTACATGAGGTACGTCAGGTGTCCGTTCTGTTTGTCCATCGCTAACCAACCAAACGATGTTTCACCTTCGGAGTGTGCGTACCCTTTAATTTGAGCAACGTACCCAAACGGGTCATCATAAGCCAGACTTCCATCTTTGAATTTTTTAAACCCAAAAGTGGAAGTGCTTTTAACATCAGTGACAACACCATCAATTTTGCAGTCCATATGACCGATAATGCCCGAAACTTCACACTGTTTTTGTTCATCAGTCACCTCGTGTCCTGAGAGTCTAGTGAGAAACAACAGCATCTCCTCAATCAGATGCCCGTACATAAACTTGACGTGCGTGTTAGGCGTCATCTCCTCTTGCACATCAGAGTTATTGACCACGTTCCACAGATACCTGTCGTCGCGCCCGATGTTAGACATTCGGAGCTTGCGTCCGTCACGTTGCTCTGTGAACAGCTTAGTCATCAGGCGTTTGCAACCTTCGCCAAAGTTTTCTATCTCTTCGTAGAGGTCTACGTCCTCTGGCACTTCCTTAGAAGCAACCACAGCGTAGATGTCGTCTACTAGCGAGTAAATACTTTTCATTTATGTTGCTCCATTAGTTCAGCGATAGAGTCTCTGGCTTGCTCTGGTGTGCAGTTGAACCATTCACCCTTGCGACCATAAGTTTTCTCTAGCAGACTGTGTGCCTCTGACTCAGCAGATCGTCGGTCAGCCACAGGCCAGTTGGTGAACAGCGAGTAATCTCTGAACGGTGACGACGTTTGGTATCCATTGAGTCTGTCCTCTGAGTCCACAGCCATGCCTACCTTGACCCACTCAGGGAAGTTAGGGTTGGTTATGATGTACACCTGTCCCTCACGACTCAGTTCGTACTTCGCTAGACTGTCAAAAGCTGCGTCAGTAAACGTCTTGTAGCGTCCGGGTTTGTACAGAGGGTGTTTTTGTGGTATGTATTTTCCGTTTACCCACATCCTTTTTAAGTTGGATTTGTCGTTATGTTTCTTGTTGCAATCTTTACACTGTAGCCTACCCTCCCTTTTCCAGCTTGGGTTCCAGTTTTGTTCTGTGAGTTCAACACCGCAAGTATTGCAAGAATCCATAAAAGTATCCTCAGTGTGTCTCCGCCCACGTTGATCCAACTTTGTACTCTCCGTCGAGTGGGCATCTGAGTTGAAATGAAAGACCAGCCGCCTTGATGCACTCGACTGCAAGCCACCCGTACTTCTCTGCTTGTTCTGTAACCACCTCTGATTGTATCTCGTCATGCACGTTCCCTATGAATTTGTAGTCAATCTTGTGTTGCGTTGCGTAGTCGTCTAGTAACACTAGAGCCTTCTTCATAACGATAGCACCTGCTGCCTGTAGTAAGGTATTCAGTGCACTATGTTCTGATCTGACCCAGAGTTTCCGTCCGTCGAGTCCGATGAGGTGACCTTTCCTAGACGCTTCTCCAACTCGTTCTCGTAAAGCTTCAAGAGAAGGTGTGTTTCGTAGAAAGCGCCTCCTAAGTTTACTGCCATCTCCTGCAGTTCCTCCGACGATGCTTCCAATCTTTGCGTCTCCTGCTCCGTAGAGGAAAGCATAGATGAAAGTCTTTGCCTGAGGTCTAGTTGCAAGTCCTGCAGCAGTTTGATTTCTGGTGTGAATGTCTTCTCTAAGTAGGACATCGGTAAACTCCTCATCTCCCATGTAGTGAGCCAGCATACGTAGCTCTAGTCCACTAGCGTCAACACCCACTAGCCTGCGTCCCTCTGGTACAATCCAGCAGTCACGGCACTCCTTGCCAAACTGTGAGTTAACTGAAGGAACCTGTGCCATGTTTGGGGTCTGGTGCGTCATGCGTCCGGTAACTGCACCGTTTGTTGTAACCCTTCCGTGTACCCTGCCGTCGTCCTTAACGTGTTCTATCCAAGAGGAGACTTGAGCGTAGCGCTTCTGTAACAACAGGTACTCTAAGACCTGCACAGCCTCCGGTATATGTTTGTTCTCCTCAAGGGTCTTCTCATCCACCTGCGGCCTACCGGACGGCGTGAGTTCCGACCATATCGCACCCTTAGCTTCAAGTCGTTCAGCCACCTGTTGACGACTACCGGGGTTAAATACCGTAACCTTATCCTTAAGGCGCTTGCCTGTCTTCTCAGACCACCTTTCCTCAACAATAGGTGGGAACACCCTCTGGAGTTCTTCCTCAATAGCATACATACTCTCCTTGAACCTAGCGCACAGCGTGTGGCACAGTCGCTGATCCAGCAGCCACCCGTTACGCTCCTGCTCCTGTATGATCCACTGCACCTCGTGTTCTAGGTCTTGTGACGCCCGTGAGAAACCGTCGAGTTC